GAACACCAGTAATCTTCTCAAACTCTTTGGGTGTAAAGTCTGGTAAGTCTTTATGATCAAATATATCCCAACCAGGTAGGGGTATTGGCTTATACATCTGACCGTTCGCATGACGGTTGAATGGAGCAATTATGAGTCCACCAACACCCCTTAAATCTATCAGCCTTTCAACAGGCGTATCATTTGTTCTTCTTGTTGCAAATGTAGTGTAGTTTTCTGGATTATTATAATAGTAATGCATGCCTTTACCAGTTCTTACTTTGTAAGGACAAGTTGGTAAATTTTCTTCAACCCAAGTCATAGCTTCTGGAGAATCTGCATCTACGACAATAAACTTACCGCAAACTAATGCCACAACTAAATTATCACGATCAGTAAACCATTCTTCAACGGTACTACGACAAGGCCTTTCGTTTTTGTATTGTTCCCAGCCTTTTAAAAATGGAGGTGGTTTTTTATTAGATCTTTGTAACGGGACAACGTTATAACCCTCATCATAATATGCCAAGGCAATATCTAACGCTGCCTCTTCCTCAGACAGATTAAAGTCAAACATAGCTAATCCTCTACAAGTAGATCTGCTATGTTGCCATATATACCCTCAAAGTTTAGTCTCCCCTCTGTAAGTTTAATGATCTTTTTAGCTTGTCTGATTGATGGTTGCCTGTGTCCATATCTCCAGGCTTCAACTGTATGTTCTGATACATCCCAATCTTTTGCTGCTTTTTCTTTGCCTAAAAACTGTATGTATTTTGACAAAGTAATTGGTTCTACCTTTCTATCTTTATACTTTGGCTCTATACCCATATTCTCTAATCTCCTTAACTCTTGCCTGGATATTGAATTTACTCTATGATAATAGTTAGCAATCCAAACAAAGTCTTCAATTGCATTTTCCATTTAACCTCCTTACAGTTTGCAAAAATAATATTTTACACATTGTATCTTCTTAGTATATAATAAGCAAACTTATTATTTATTTACGGAGGAACCATATTATGAATAATGATTTATCGAGCAGGATTGTTTCACCAGAAAAGCTAGTCCAGAACCAAGGAGCTAAAGTTCTTGTGTATGGAATGGCTGGAGCAGGTAAAACTTCTCTTGCAAAAACAGCACCAGGTAAGGTGTTGGTAATTAGTGCTGAGGCTGGATTGCTTTCTATCAAAGACGCTACAAACGTAGATGCTATAGAAGTAAAAGAAGCATCAGAGCTTATGCAACTTCATGAGTTGCTCAAAACTGGCCAACTTCAATACGATACGGTTTGTCTGGATTCTATTTCTGAAATCAGCGAACTGTTATTGCAACAGGAGAAAGCTAGACACAAAGATCCTCGTAAGGCTTACGGGGAAGTTCAGGAGTCTGTAACAAATGTGATGCGTGCTTTTCGTGATTTGAATATGCATGTCATGTTTATTTGTAAAGAGGAAAAGGTAAATAGTGATGGAGTCTTTATGCACGAACCTAAAATGGTTGGCACAAAACTTGGTCAGTCTATTACTTATTTCTTTGATGAAGTCTTAGCTCTTAGAGTTATAGATGATACAGATGCGGAGGGTAACGCAGTACAGGCCAGATGGTTACAGACCAGGGTTGGACAAGGCTACGTTGCTAAAGATAGGAGTGGTAAGTTAGAAGCTTTTGAAGTTCCAAATCTTACTGCATTAATAGAAAAGCTAGGTTTTACAGCCGTAGCAAACAACACAGATAATGTGAAGGAGATTGGAAATGTCTGATTTTGATGACATAACTTATGTAGAGGTAGAAGATAAACCTGCGGGGCCTGGTGTGGCTCCGTCTGGTGATCATGCTGCAAAAATTATCCAGGCTGAGAAATATAAATCTCAAAACGGTAATTGGACTTTAAAGATGACCTTTCAGATAGCTGAGGGTAATTATAGGGATCATAACGAGTGGTTTAACTTGTGGGATCCTAGGGAAGAAATCAAACAAATATCTACAGATATATTTACTAGACTTAGTAAAGCTGTAGGTTTTGTTAAACAACCACCAAGTTCTGCTCAAGACTATATTGGAAAAGAACTCATGCTTACTGTTAAAGAAGTTGAGAATAACTGGACTGATAACGAGGGTAATGAGAGGACTGGTAGTAAAAACAAAGTGTTACGCTATTTACCTGCTGATACTGGTGGTATGTCGCCACCCCCTGCGGCAGTTCCACCCGATCTGGGATAAAACCTTATTTTCTTCACATTTGTAACAACAGTTACCTTGTGCTACTGGCCAGGCATTATGACCCCTATTCCAATAAGCTACGCCATCAACGGTTCTTTTGATTTCTATATCACCTTTACAGATAACGCATTTATGTATATCTTCAAATGTTCCCATTTTGTTGTTCTATCCTTTTTATTTTTTGGACTAAGTTTTTAATTACTTCTTCTTGTTGTTTTATTATAGGATTATTTACATCCTGTTTTGAACTAACTGCCGCTGTTATCAAATGGTTTAGCTTAGATCTTTCATTATCTAAGCAACCGTATAAATATTTTATATTATCAAATTCCATTATTTATTTTCTATAAGTGCGTATATCATAAGTAACAATATACCAACAACAGCATAAAAACTCATGTCCATCATCTTTCTTCTAGTTTGTTACGAGCTCTAGTTAGATACCAGATAGCTTTATCTAAATCCTGGATGTTTGCGTCTTTATGATCCGCTCTCCAGATATACTTAATAGCTGCCGCCTTGCAGTAGCCAATAAACTGTTCAAAAGTTAAAGCTGATTCTATTGCGTCTATACACTCAATAGAGCCTTTCTTGTAGTGTGGGGGGTGGTTTACGTTATCTGTCATTCTGTTCTCCATATTCTTGCTTTCCAGTTTTTATCATCATTACAAATTGTTCTAGCTGTAATTTTAAAATGATAACTTAAAAAATTTCTTATTTGATGATAGTGTTTTTTGTTATTTGTAATAATAGAATCTCCAACTTCCATTTCTTTTAAATAACCCCATTTACCAGAACCAAAAGAGTTTGGGAGAGGTATATTTTTTTCAATAACAGGTTTATCTGTCATTTTTTTTTCCTGATGTTGGAATTGTTATATGTTTTTTTTTATATTGAGAACCAAAACTACCATAAATTTCGTTGTCTTTAATTGATGTTGTTCTTATTTTGTAATGTGGTATTTTTTTTAATTTAGCTTTGTTCATTTTGTTCCTCGAATGTTTTTATTTTTTTAATTAAATTTTTTATCCACTCTCGTTCTTTTTCTTTTCGCTGTGTTTCTATAAAAGGGATTGTTTTTACAATCATTCCACGAGCTGTTACTCCAATATCCTCACTAGGCCTCCACAATATTTTTTTTTGATATTCATTTAAACTTTTCACTATAGTTTCTTTTTCTTTTTTAGTTAGATTCATTTTGTTTGTCTAAAATACTAAATGCTATTTTTTCAGCAGACTTAAAACTTTTTAT